TTATTTGATGAAGGTAGACTTAAACCAGAGAAGTTATTCTACGGCGATATCGTAGGAAAGACTTGGGAAGAAACAAAACAAAAATATTTAGGAGAAGTTGGAAGATAAGTCTTGACTTGTATTAAAATATGTTGTATATTAAGGCATGGATGGAGAGATAAAAATTAACAATTTAAAAATAAAAGAGAGAGAGAGATAATGACTTTAGATAATCAAAATAAATACTTACAAGTAGTAAAGAGAGCTGTAACTGATCTTAGTACTTCTACTTTAAAAAGTACTGTTAATAATGGTGTTATAGGTTCAGTAAAGAGAAGAATAGATGTACCACTTGGTTATATTTTATATAATACTCGTAGTGAGGGTTTAGTACCAGGTTTTAAATGTCAACCTTGGGAAATATTAAATTCTATTTATAATAGAGAACCATTTTTAAATGATGAAAAGACTTTTGTGTCTAAAACAGTTTATTTAATTCGTTATATGTATGGTGTAGCCGATTTTGGTATATTACCCGTAAGTTTAATATCCAATGGAATTACAAAAACTGAATCAGGAGTTGTAATGAATAATTGTCTTTTAGGAAAAGATCGTGGTCATTTTATGACAGTTTTTAAATATATGGTTACCGAAGGTATTTCAAAAGATGAAAACTTTTGGAAAAAAGTTGTAAATAAACTAAAAAGTGAAACATCTGATGGAAATGAAACTCCTAAATCTCTTATAACATTTCAAAATAAAGGACTTATGGATAAGTTATATGAACTAAAAGAATTAGGTGTTGATAAATATTCACTTAAAGATTTGATTTCTTCTGAAATTCATAATAGAGTTTATCAAGAAGAAGAAACAGTAGTTATAAGACTTGAAACAATATCAACTCATAAAACAGAAATAAGAAAGATAAATAATGGTGAAAACTCTTGGAAACCTCATAATCACGGTCAAACTGAACTAACTGATTGTTTGGTTTCAAGACCTGAATGGGGGTATAATCAAAATAAAGTAGATGAGGTATGTTCTGAAAGTTCTGTAATGAGGGGTGAAAGTGTTTTGTTAAGAAGTCGTAAAGATACTAGTTTTTCAGGTTATTTAACCGAACCACTAATGTTATTTGTATCATCGTTAGAGATGGAATGGACACAAAGCTTATATAAGTTTTTGGGTGGTATCGGAACAGAACATAGTTCTTATGTAGATTATATAGGAGACAAAAAAGTAACAACTAAAACAATGATAACTTGGTTAAATAGAATAGATAGGATTTCTAAACTAACAGGTACTGATGGAAATAACATTTGGGTTAGACTTGATGATGTCATTTCATCTCACTATGATACTTGGAAGAAAAATAATAGAAAAGAAGATAATAACTTTAACAAACTTCGGCCATCATCAATGGATACTGGATTGTTTTACATAAGAGGTATACACGAGTTTATGACACAGATGGGATTTACTCGTAGTAGAGAAGGAACTTATGACACATTATCCGTTAAGTTCGTTGAGTATATGGTGGATTTAATTGAAAATAATACTCACAAATATGAGACTTGGATGAGTAACACACCAGCTTCTTGGCAGGGTAGGTTCAAAAAAGTTTTTAATAAAATATGGAATGATTTTGTAAAGACAGTAAAAAGTGGACAAGGTAAAATAGAATCAGAAAGTGTACTGAAATCACGTAAGTTAAGAGATTTAAGAAAAACAAATAAACTCCCATGGCAGTTTAAAATGTATGATAGAAGAAGAACTGGTGAATGGGAAATTATAGAAGTAGACTTAGTAACAGGTAAAGGTCTTCAGTTGTGTCATTATATTTCCGAAACAAATGGTGGTTTTAGAACAGAAGAAAATACTTTTATGGGTCCTGGTTTAGATAACAATGTGGTTGGAAAAGAAAATTGTCCTAAAGATTACCTAATGGTTGAGATGGCTGTTGAAGAAAATAATTCTAAGTGTGGTGAGTTTTTCAAAACATTTCAAAAAGATATTGATTATCCAACTAATCCTTTATCACCTGAGGTGGAATACTATTCAAATACAATTAATTTTTGTTTGATTTCTACAGAAATAAACAATAGTAACTAATGAGCGTATACCATATTCCAAAATTAGTAGAGGGTGATGATAACACCGTAGAATATAAGTATAAGATTCTTGTATATCCTAACATAACATTTCAGAAGGATTTAGAAAAGGACTCTTATGTTGTTGTTTTACATAATGTGATTAAGGAACTCAATGATATCCGTGATGATATACATTGGACTATATTGTCACCCTATGAAACTCCAAGCTTATGCTTTGATAATACAACCCATTTACCATTACCATTACCATCCTATCCAAATGCGATGAGAACTCACTTCGATGCCATATATTTAAAAAAGTTATTGAATTGGAAATATAATGATTTTGATGTCGTTTACTCTCATCTGCCTGAACATACATTACAACTTAAAAACTTATTTCTAAATAGCACAAATATAAGTCCTAAGTTTGTAGGTTATTGCCATTGGTATGAGGTTAATGAAAATACAAACTACGCTGCTAGAATGTTATCAGCTAACTTTAATGGTATGTTAGAGATGGAAGAGTGTGGTGTGAATAGTATTTGGTTAAAGGAGCTAGTGATTGATAAGGCTAAGGAAATATATAAAGCAAAGGTTATCAATAAATTTAAAAAGATAATCAAACCACATTATTTAGGTGTTGATGAGATAGACTTATCTACTACAAAAACCAAAAAGAAAACGATTCTGTTTAATCATAGAAGTAATTTTTACACAGGTTGGAGTTGGTTTGTAAAGAGAATGGATGAGTTGTATGAACAAAGACAGGACTTTAAGGTGCTTACAACATTAGCTGAATTAGATAGACCTTATGCTAAAAAGGTTACCATAAGCAGTAGAAAAGAATATCTTAAATTCATAAAATCGGTTCACTTTGGGGTTGGTACTTTTCAAAAATATTCTGCTTGGTCTATATCGACAACGGATTCTTTGAGTATGGGTGTACCCTATATTTTGCCGGAAGAGCTATGTTACCCTGAAATGGTTGGTAATGAATATCCTTTACTTTATAAAGGTAAGGATGAATTTTTGAGTAAGGTAAATGGAGCTTTAGATGGTGATGGAAACGTAAAAAAGGCTAAAACATATCTAAAAACCAAAACAAAAGATTTTCCGTGGGCTGATAGAATTCCAAATTGGTTTGATGGATGGAGTTTTTTGAATGAAGATTCATTTGATATAATGGGAGATAAGAGCGAATCATATCATAAGATTGTGGATTTCATTCACAAAAAGAAATCGGTTACCAAAAAAGAAATATTGGATTTTTTTGGTTGGGGTGTTAGAATACCATTCAGTCGTTACAGAAATAGATTGAGAACAGAACCAACAATTAAGTTAACAAATTACGGCTATGGAGTAAAATAAATGAAACAACTTACAGAAAAACAGATATTAGATAATTGGAATAAGTTAATGAAACTTATCGAAGATACATTTGAGGGTGATCGTAAAGATAAGCTATTAAAGATGTATAAGTACTTTGAGGATAGGATGTCGGTGGCACCTGCTAGTGGTAAAGCCGCTTACCATAACGCTATGGTTGGTGGTTATGTCGAACACGTATTGCATGTAACAAATTGTGCTTTGAAGATTAAGAAGTTATGGGAAGAGGATGGTGCTAAAATTAATTTTACAGATGAGGAATTAATATTTGCTGCTATGCATCATGACTTAGGTAAGGTAGGAGATTTAACAGAGGATTACTATATACCACAGGACTCAGAATGGCATCGTAAGAATAGGGGTGAGATATTTAAACATAATCCTAAGTTACAATATATGTCAGTAACAGATAGAGCGATTTATCTACTTAATCATTTTGGTATTAAGATGACAGAATGGGAATATATCGGTTTGAGATTAACAGATGGATTGTATGAGGAAGCTAATAAGTCTTATCTGATGTCTTACAATCCGGATTGGTCTTTGAAATCTAATATAGCTTACATATTACATCAAGCAGATATGATGGCTACACACATTGAGTTTGATGAGTGGAATAGACTTGATGAGGAGACTAACACTAAGATAAGCGATAATATTAAGAAAGCGGTTGGTTCTAAAGAAGAAAAACCTAAACCATCACCAAAGCTTAGTCAAAAATCAAATGATTTATTTGAAGAATTATTTGGAGATAAGAAATGATTTTAGAAATAAGTCTTGTAATTGTATCACTTTTATTCGTAACTTCTTGTTATGTAATTTGGAATTTAACATCCAAAGCAGAGTTATTAGAAAGTTGGATAGAGGATTTTATAAATACAATTGAAAAGATAAGTTCTGATTTAAAGAGGGCTGATTACAGAGGTTCGTTTGAGGCTGATGATGAGGTAGGATTTATATTTAAGGAAATTAAAAACATAATAAAACAACTAGATAAGTTCAAAGGAGAACAACAATAATGGCAACAGCAGTATCATCATCTAAAAGTGAAAAAGTGGTACAAGTAAAACCTAAGAAAAAGAGGGCTAAAAAGAAAAAGAATTATTATTTTCATCAAGGCACAGAAGATGCTATAATTTTATACAACAAATCAACAGATTATAATGAGAGGAATAAGATATATAATGAACATATCCGAGCCGCTTTTGATAAGTTGGCTGAGAATATCATCCACACCTTTAAATTTTATTACTTCGATAGTAATTCTATTGAGGTTAAGAATGAGGTGGTTGCTTTCTTAGTTATGAATATCCATAAGTTTAAAGAGGGTAAGGGTAAAGCATTCTCATACTTTAGCATCGTTGCAAAAAACTATCTTATTCTTAATAACAATAAGAATTATAAGATGGGCAAGATTCACGATAAGATAGATGTTATCGATTATAAAAGAAATATAATTGGTGAGGAGAGCGCTAAAAAACGCTCAGAGGTAAACTCCCTTTATACAGATGAGTTGGTTAGATTTTGGGAACATAACCTAACTAACATATTCCGTAGAACTAAGGATATAAAGGTTGCTGATTCAGTTTTACATTTGTTTCGTATAAAACAGAACTTAGAAAACTTTAATAAGAAAGCTCTATATATTCTAATCCGTGAGATGACAGGATCTAATACCCAACACATAACTCGCATTGTAAATGTTATGAAAAAGTACAATAGCAGATTATATAATGAGTTTGATAAAAAAGGTATAGTAGATATTGAATATACCGGCTCTTTAATTAGAGAGGAAAACTAAAAAAAAGGGGAGCGAAAGCTCCCCCTTTTTGTTTTTTAGAACTATTTACGGAATAAACCCACCAGCACCAATAAGGCAACAAGCCCTGCAAATCCGGACTGGCCGAATTGGTTTACAATTGATGTCAGGTTACCAATAACATTAACGCCAAAGACACCAGTTCCAAAAATTACTTCTGAAATTGCGCCTACAGCTATAAAAGACATCATCAGATGAGCTAGGTCATCGATGTAGCCTTTTACCATTGTTATTATTTCCTTCATGTTTAGTCTCCTATTAGTTATTAAAAAAGGGATTTTAACCCTATATATAAATATAATATATATTTGTCAAAAGTTAAGAATGTAGATATTTATATATGTAACTATTCCCTAATTAATAAGAGGTAAATAATGGCTAGCGATTTTGAAGTGTTTGAGGGTAAGTCATTATCGGACTTATTCAAAGACATATACGATAATACAACAAGAAATAAAACACAGTTAGAAGTTCTTATGAAAGAGGTAACATCATTTATTAAGGATGGTGATACCGCTGTGCAGATTATTCCTATGCTCAAAGAGTATTTAGAAATCAATGTAAAGAATGACGATCAATTGGTAAAGGTGGCTGGTATAGTACAACGTATGGTTGCTAATGAGTCTAAAGCAAATGATAGCTCGGAATTTGGTTTGAGTGATGCAGAGAAGGAACAGTTAATGTCCGCTGTTGAGGATGTAGCTAACGATGCACAAAAGTATTCAGATAAAATTACCAAAGAGTCGGATAATCTATTTGAGGAATAACCATGCAACCTGGATATAGAAAAAATACTAAATACATAATTTCTGATAGAAATAACACAGGATTTATTAATAGAAATGAGGCTGAAGATTTAATTAAACAGTATGCTAGTTCAGAAGAATTTTATGAGATAGAACCTGCTGAGGTTTTGAAAGTTCATTTAGAGCCTGAACAAAAATCATTTCCTAAAACTGAACTGTATGGAAAAATTGTTCCTGATTTGAGCTTTTTAGGATCTGTAACAATTCGTTTAATACACACTCAACCAGGTAATGATTATCTAACAGAATTAGTTAAACCGATATCACCACACATAGTTCAATATCCATTAAAAGGAGAGATTGTAAATGTAGCAAACTATAATGGACAATTATATTATTACAATCCTTTAAACTTAGACAGTAAAATTAATATGAATAAAATTTTTGGTAGAGAGGGTGAAGGTAAGGTATTTCCAATGTTAACAAAATATAACAGGCCGATTAAAGTAAAGCAGGGAGATACCATTTTTCAGGGTAGATTTGGTCAATCAATTCAATTTAGTAGCGATATTAATTTTGTTAGACCAAACATAAAGATGACAATAGGGCAATCTCAAAATATGACAATACTTGGTTCAAAAAGCAGAAATGAATATGAACCTCACCCGGCTGATATTAATTTGGATGATGCTAGCATATATGTTACTACAAATGAACATGTTCCTTTAAAAACCGGAGCTAAGAGTAAAATGAAAACTGCTCTTTTGGGTGGAAATCAATCATCTGTTATAGTTACCAATTCTGATTCAGTTGCTTTAAATGCAAAAGAAACTGATGCTCATATATATGCAAGAAGAAATATAAATCTAGCTTCTCAGAGTTCGATAAATTTAGAAAGTGAATTTGGAGAAATTAATTTAGGTGACGTTGATAGTAATAATCCTGTTGTCAAAGGTAAAGAGCTGAATGATTTTTTAATGGAGTTGGTTACATCGGTAGAAAGCTATGCTGATGCTATGAAGGTTGCTAAAAAGCAAGAGGATAAGGTATTAGCAAGCGCCGATTTGATGGAGAGTATGGCTACACTAAAGGAGAGTTTAGGTCAGAATGCTTCATTTTTTAGTAAAAAAGTTTTTATATCTAACGATCATAACCCACCGGTAGTTAATGCTGAGGGTACTGATAACGCCATATCCAACAGTGGTAATGAAGATGAATTAAATTTAGAAAGTATGTGGGAAGATACTGTATGGAATGAAGTTGAAAATGTTGAAACCCAAGAGTATGAAGTTGAAAAAATAACACCTGTAGCAGGAGTAAGAGGATAATGGGATTAGGAGAACAAGTTAGAAAATTAATTTCTGAAAAGATAAACGAACCCATAAATTCTAGAAAAGAAAAGGTAAAGAATACCATTAAAAAAATAAGAGAGGGTGGTGGTAGTGAAGAATTAAAAAGAGCTCAAAGTCAAATAGAAAAAATAAATAAACTACAGGAAGTTCAACAACAATTTGAAAATTATTTTAATCAGGCTAAAACCTTAATATCAGCTTCTACAGCTTTACAAAAAACTGCTGAGGCTTTAAAAGAAGCTAATAACATAGGATCTGCTCTAAATCCAGCAGCTGCAGCTATAGCGATAGTTCAAGAAAAGTTAGTAGCTAAATTTAAAGAAGAGATAGAGGATGTAAAGAGTGCTGCTGATGGTATAGGTCCAGCTTTAAATAAATTAAAAAAATCTATTATTCAAATGAAAGATGATTTAAATCAAGCAATAAAGGATAGGAAAAAATCCGATGAAGTTAAAGCTGAGAGAGATGCTCAGCTTGGTAAATAAATTAAAGTATTATATTTATATAAAACAGGAGTTAGGTATGGCAAAAACATCAAAATTATTATCATTAATAAAAGAAATAGTGAGACAAGAAGTTAAAAAAGAAGTCCAACAGATATTTATTAGTGAGGGTATAAAATCTATGACGAAAAATATTCCTCTTAAAGAAGAGAGTGTTATGGAAGTTTTACCTGAAAGAAAACCTAAACCAAAAAAAGAAGTTCAATACACTAAAAATCCTATGTTGAATAATATCCTAAATGAAACCGCTAATGGTGGTGAGATGGACGAATATCCAACAATGGGTGGCAAAACATTTGATAGTACAAAGATGGCACAGGCTATGGGATATGGTGGTATGTTAGGTAGCGCTGAAGAAAAAAGAAAGATGTCAGCTATACAAACAGCACAGGCAGCTGGGGCTGATACCTCAAATCCAGCGGTGCAAGATGTGATAAGTGATTTAACAAAAGATTATAGGGGTGTGATGAAAGCTTTAGATAAAAAGGATGGTAAAATATAATGGCTTCAAGAATAGAAAAGGATTTAAATCCTGATGTTTTTATTGGTATATCATTACCATTAAATTATAATAGTCAAGGATTTTTTAAAAAAACAAAAACTACTTTAGAGCAGACTAAAAGTAATATTAAAAATCTTTTAATGACTATGAAAGGAGAAAGATTAGGCAATCCTACATTTGGTAGCGATTTGATGAGAATTCTTTTTGAACCAAATACAGAGGATTTACAATCAAAAATAGAGGAATCTATTAGATCTTCTATGGATGAATTTTTACCATTTGTAAATGTCAGAGATATAAAAGCTATTCCATCGGATAGGCAGCCAAATGTTCTAAATATAAGACTACAATTTTCTATAAATGTAGATCAGACTGTAGAGACTGTAAGTTTAAATTTAGCAGCAGCTGATGAAATTTATGCTGATCCTACTATTACAGAAGGCACATAACGGAGAAAATAATGCCGTATTCAGTTTCTAAAAAATCAGTAAAAGAAGTTAGATATTTAAATAAAGATTTTTCCTCATTTAAAGCTAATCTAATTGAATTTGCTAAAGTATATTTTCCAAATACATATAATGATTTTAATGAGGCATCACCTGGTATGATGTTTATTGAGATGGCATCTTATGTAGGTGATGTTTTATCTTACTACATAGATAATCAATTTAAAGAAAGTTTATTATCTTTTGCTGAAGAAAAAAGAACTGTATATAATATGGCTCAATCTTTTGGTTATACGCCAAGATTAGCTTCTCCATCTTTAGGAAGAGTAGATGTTTTTCAAACTGTTCCTGCTATAGCATCAGGAACAGGTGGTAGTTATACAACTCAAGCTGATTTATCATATGCTATGAAAATAAATGCAGGTATGCGATTATCATCTAATAGTGGGATAAACTTTAGAACTGTGGATGATGTTAATTTTAAATTTTCAAGCTCTTATGACCAAATGAGAATAACCGTATATGAAAGCGCTGCAAATGTTCCAGTAACATATTTATTAAAAAAATCTGTAAAAATAGAGAGCGGTGAAACAGCAACGGAACGCTTTTCATTTGGAGATGCGGAAAAGTTTTCTAGAATTGCATTAGCTAATTCAAATGTAACGGAAATAATTTCTTGTACAGATGATGATGGTAATAATTGGTATGAGGTTGATTATTTAGCTCAAGATAGTGTATTCCAAGATATGGAAAATACACCTCTTAGTGATCCTGATTTAGCAACTTTTTCAGATCAAGCTCCATACTTATTAAAATTATTAAAAACATCAAGAAGATTTACAACTTTTATAAGAACCGATAACAGAACCGAATTAAGATTTGGAGCAGGTATATCAGATTCTCCTGATGAGGAAATAGTCCCTAATCCGGACTCTGTTGGTTCTACTTTGCCTGGTTCCCCTACATATCTCAATACAGCTTTTGATCCCGCTAACTTTTTAAAAACAAGAACCTATGGTCAAGCGCCATCTAATACAACATTGGTAATTACCTACAGATATGGTGGTGGGGTAGACCATAATGTAACATCAAACTCAGTTAGAAATATAACTTCTTTAACTACAGTTTTAGACGAAACTTCATTAAATGCATCCTTAGTTTCATCGACTAAAAGTTCATTGACAATTTCAAATCCAAATCCAACATCAGGCGGTAGAGGAGCAGAGAGTGTTATTGAGGTTAAGGAAAACACTTTGGGATATTTTCAAGCTCAACAAAGAGCTGTGACAAAGGAGGATTATATTACCAGAGTTTATGCCCTACCTCCAAAATTTGGTAACATAGCAAAGGCTTACATAGTTCAAGACTCACAGATAGAACCGGGCGCTAGCGTAGCTGATGCGAGTGCCGGTAGAATTTTTAACCCGTTAGCTATGAATTTATACCTGTTAGGATTTAATGCTACTAAAAAATTAATGAAAGTTAATCAGGCGGTTAAGGAAAATGTTCAAACATACTTAACTCAATTCAGAATGATTACTGATGCTATAAATATAAAAGATGCATTTGTTATTAATATAGGTGTTAAATTTAACTTAATAACAAGAGCAGGATATAATAAAGAACAGGTAGTTTTACAAACTATAGATGTTGTAAAAGCTTATTTTGAAATAGATAAGTGGCAGATAGGACAGCCAATTGTGTTATCCGATTTAGCTTATCGGATATCGTTGGTTGATGGTGTAACTGCTGTGGTATCTCCTGAGGATCCGGAAGAGGATTCAAGCACAAATAATAGACCACCTATTCAAATTGTAAATAAATTTAATACAGGAAATGGTTACTCAGGCAATCTTTATGATATAAAAACCGCTACAGTAGAGGGTGTTGTTTATCCATCAGCTGATCCAAGCTGCTTTGAACTTAAATATCCTGCAGTTGATATTGAAGGAAAGGTTGTTGGAGATTCTATGGGTGGTGCTAATGGAGGATCTTACTAATGCATTATTTTATTTTTCCTGACATAGACACAACCTTATATTCTGCTTCAGGCAGTAAGAATACAGGTTTGGATGAAATATTAGAAATAAGAAAAGATCAAAAAAGCGATAATACTTTTATAGGTGTTTCTCGTATATTAATGAAATTTGATTTAGATTACATTTCTTCTCTTGTGAGTAAAGGCACTATTACAAATCCAAAATATTACTTAAATTTATATGATGCAAACTCAATAGAACTTTCGTATAGTCAATCTCTTTACGCTTATCCTGTTAGTCAAAGTTGGGTTGTCGGTGAAGGATTTCATGCGGATTCTCCTACTACGCAGCAGGGAGCTAGTTGGGATTTTAGAACAGGATTTAATGAAGAGGATTATTGGATTAGTGGTTCAGTTTCGTATCAAAGGGGTGGAACTTTTTTTGGTGAGGTTTATGGTTCACAATCTTTTGAGTATAAAACATCAGATATGAGAATGGATGTTACCCCTATTGTAAATAAGTGGTTAGATGATACCTATCCAAATGAGGGATTTATAATAAAGAGGAGCGGTAGTATAGGAGTAGGAAGTGCTATAACGGGTTCAGGTGAAGAGGGTGATAGTAGTAGAAGAGGAAACTTTGCTTTCTTTTCCAGCCAAACAAATACTATTTATCCGCCTAAATTAGAGGTTGAGTGGTATGATACAAAATGGAGTACAGGTAGTTTAGAAGCACTGTCATCAACGGATTTAGAAGATTTAACCTTTTATATGAAAAATCTAAGAACTGAATATAAAGAAACATCAAAAATTAAATTTAGAGTTGTTGGAAGGGGAAGATATCCAACAAAGTCTTACTCAAACACCGCTTCAGAATTCTTAACAGTTAAATACCTACCAAGCGGTAGCATCGCAAACATAGGTGGAGATGGTGTTTACTATTCTGTAAAGGACTCGGATACCGGTGAGGTTGTAGTACCATTTGGATCCGGTTCATTGGTGAGCTGTGATTCTACAGGTAACTACTTTAATCTTTGGTTAAACGCTTTTCAATCAGAAAGGTTTTATGATTTTGAATTTAAAGTAATTAGTGGAAGTAATACTGATGAAGAAACTATTCAGTATTTTGATGATGGATTTACATTTAAAGTTGTTAAATAGAAATGCCGTATACACCAGAAGAATTACAAGAATTATCTTTTTATCAAAACTTAATTGATGAGGAAGAACAAAAATACTTAGTAGAAAGAGAAAGGTTGCAGGCATTAGTAGGAATTTCAGGATCTGCTTATGATGGAAGCCTACTTGTAAGAAGTGAAACTGGAGCTATAAGGCTTTTTGAAGATCCTTACACAGGAGAAATCTACGATGATGAAACCACAACTCTTTTTGTTTCTAGAAAAGTAGATCAATTAAAAGATGATGATTCAATAAATGATATAATCGATAGAAATATAACAGAGCTATAATGTCAAGTCAATTAAAAACAGAAGATAAAGATAAAATAATAAATGGTATTATCAAAAAGGTTGGTGATAAACCCTATGAAAATGGATATTGGGGAGAACAACCTTTACGTGATATAGTCTTAGTTGAGTTATACGATCAAAGCAATAATCTAATAGATTATAAAAGTCTCTCATTTGAAGAGTCAATGATTGTAATTGATGACGAATACATTCAATTAAAACCAGGTTTACATTTACAATCGTTTGGATTTAATTCCGGCACATTTAATTTTAAATACAGATTTTTAAGAAACTTAGCAGGTAACGATAAACCTGTTTTACTTTTCGCTGGTGAGGCTGGAAGCACAATGGAAAATACAGTATATCCATTGTTAGAACAATCCAATTATGACAATCTTTTTATTGCTGAAGATGGTAAGATATTTACATCATCTCAACGCACCCAGCAATTATTTCTTACAAACTATATGTATGATATTGATAAAATATCTGAATCTAGAAAAGAGGTAAGATTAAAGGCTAAGAACATAGATGATTTTGCTGAATTATTTAATTTTGAGAGGGTACCTGGATACAGATATGTAGATGATTTTGTAAAATTGCAAGAGAGTGTAAAAAAAGATATTATTGAAACTCCTATAGAATTTATTGGACAAGAGGTAACCGATTTTACAAATGCAGGACCAACAGATCCACCAACAATAACTTATGTTTATAATACTTCAAACACAATACAAATAACTCCTCAAGAAAATGGATTAGTATTTACGCCAAATATGGTGGGTGGAACTATAGAAATACCAAACTTCTTTTTCAATGGAAATATAACAGAATTTGTTAAAACGCAAACTAATATTTTTAATAATCCTGGATTTGAGGATATTGAGATAGATACTAATACAGGTCAACCAGCAATTATAAATGCTGGATGGGATTCAAGCATACATAATGACACCATAAAGATAAATAATTGGACTAGCGGATTCAATTCATTTGATAATGGAGAGTTTGCTGGAAGCACAGGGATTGGATATCATGCAAAGTTTGTAAGAAATGAAGGTAAGAGTGGTGGTAACTGTATAAAATTTATAGATCAAAATCAAGTGTATATCGATTATGATAGCTGGCCTTCTACGAATGGACACAGAGAGTTATCTGTAAAACAACAAATGTTAGAATTACAATCTTTAGGTGCTGGTGTAGGAGATGAAATTAATGTCTCTTTTGATATGAAAAGCACCGTGGCGGGAAAGGGTGTAGAGATAGAAATTCAGTATCCTAATGATATATTTGTAGAGGAAGTTCCATCTTCACCACCTCCTGGATATTATGATCCTAATAATCCTGGACCTACAGAGGAAATACCAGACGCTCCACCAAATGGATATATAGCTAATACCGATTCTAATGCTACTAATGTAGAGGCTAAACCACCACAGTATGCAGCAAATATAATGTCAACATATGGATTACCATCATTTAACGGACAGATTGGTGATGATACAGAAGAACTTTGGAATGGAGCCGGAGCTTGGAAAATAACAGACGTACTATCTTCTCCTACCAGATATGTTTGGAGTCCAAATTTAGGAGTGAATTATACACAGGCTGGAACTTTAAGTACAGCACAAGATTGGATTTGGAACGTATCAGGACCTGATGGTGCTTGGGGAGAAAATAATCCTAGTTCACCTGAAGCATTGGCTGGAACTGTAAACTCAGGTGAGTTTCCAACTGCAGTTAATGGAAGCCCATATCAATTTTTTGGACAAGGAAGTCCAAAGTTTTCTAGGGATATCTCTCCAGGAGAAAACACCGGATGGCAAACAGGAACAGTTGTTGGAAGTAATGGTTTAATATTACTGAAAGATGATTTAATATGGGAGTTAGATGAGCCTGAGTATACAACTAATGCTAGTAAGGTAACCTTACATAAGTTTGCTGATTATTTTCCAGGAACATTAACCTTTATAATGCCCAATGGTAAAACATTATATGAGGATATATTTGAAAATGGATACATACAGAGCATAACGAGAACTAAAGAAACCGGTGGTGGTAGCGGTAATATGGGAATACGAGACAATTGGTATGTAGTATTTTACTCCGATGGTTCTGGTGAATTTAATCAAAATAAAGGATTTTTAGCTAAAAAGGGAGAAGATGTTATTGGTAGTGGTTATGGTGATAATGTGGGTGTTAAGGTTATGGCTGAGATTGACGGTAACTTTAATAATGTTGTAAATGAGAATGGTGGAAAGTTTGAAACCTTATTTGCTAGAAGAACATCAGGAACTTATGCAAATAAATGGCAACATTATTTTTCTGTTCCAGGTAGCGGCATAATATTTAGAATGACGGATGGAGATGGTGACTTTTTTGAATTAGCACAGGGTGGAGAATTCTTTGATGATTTAAGCGATAATAGTTTTGCTAACGCTTTCGGTGGTGGTGAATTGCCTGGCGAATGGGATGTTGCTTTTTCTAAAAACAGAAGTTCTGGTCATTGGTCTACATATAGATGTATAATTGGCGATTCGGTTTATAATATGAAAAGCCCAGCTAATGAAGGTATTTCAGAAACATTAAATATTGGTGCTTTTGCTTATGGCGCTGGACAATTTGGTACAGATGGTGAAGAGATAACATTTGGTAGTAGAAATCCAGCGGCTGCTAATTTTGGTATAATAGATGATACAACAGATAGTGGTTTTAAAGAAGATGGTGAGGGTAATAGGATAGAACCATTGTATGATGATGGTAGTTCTGAGTTTAACTTTCCAACAGCCACCCTTTTAGATGGATTTTTAAGTCCTGCAGGACAATGGAAATGGGATGGTGGTTTAGCTGAGTGGATTACGTTGGAAGGAGCTCCAACATATAACTATGAATCTACTACTTTACAAGTATACTCAACCGCTGCTGGTCAATGGGGTGCTTACAGTGTAACTATGGATTTACCTGATAATTGGGATGTAACCGCTCCGTGGTATATAAAATTCAATGGTCATAATGCTTACAATGAACAGGCGGGAACCGGATATGGAATAGTATGGGTTGACAATGTTTTTGCTGATTTTACTTTGGTTAACGAAACAACTACAACTCCTACATATAAAAATTTTACTGCTCAGATTGATTCTATAACATCAAACGGAACTATAGCCACCTTAAATAGAAATATAGAACAAGCTGCTCTAGCTCTTAGTGAAGAAAATCCAACAGTAATAGATTATGTTACAGGTGACAATCCAGGAACATTTGACTCATTTAGTGTTTCTTATTTGGTTTACAATCCATATGATTTAAGAACATATCTTAAAATGGGAAATAGATTATTTTTAACAACCAATTTTAAAAAGGATGTTATAAGTAATGGATATCCATACTCAGTAGTTTACAAATTATATGAACCATTACCAAATGATATTGAAAGATTAGATGAGGTAACTGTTGTAAAAGAGATGATGAATCCTATAGATGAATCTGTTGAAATAGTAGAATTTGTAGATAACGATGTACCAACCACAGTTCTTAAATCTCCTGATATTATGAATGTTGAAAGTCCAATTCAGAGAAGAACAATAAACTATAAAAATCAGACAGACATATTATCTTCTGATGCTTTTATATCCGATGAAATTAAGAATGAATTTTTAAGTCAGAGTATGGATAGTGCCGAAATAAATGTTGATCATTCGGATTTTAAAAATTTTGTTAATTTTAGTTCAGCTGAAAAAAGAATTAGTAATTTTAAATATAAATTAGAGTTAATAGAATCATACAAAATTACAAGCGCTTCTTATATTGGAGTTAGTGGTTCAGCCGATGATTTATCTTTACAACACAACAATATAAAAGAGGTTAAAAATAATTTTGATCCATTTGAAAAGTATATGTACTTTCAAAGTTCCTCTTATATTAGCAGCTCTATTGGAGTTTTTCACGACAATGCATGGCCTAAAACAGGAGGAAGCGGTGCTGTAAATGATGATTATATTTTAGCTCACACAACATCATCGTTAGCAACAACTTGGTATAATAATCAAATACCAAGCGCATCCCTATACGATACAGAAAATTTAAATAAATTAAGCAATATACTTCCAAATCACATAAAAATAGATTCTCAGAATCAAACCTATTTGACAATGACGGATATGATGGGACATCACTTTGACAATATTTGGGTTTACATAAAAGCGATGGGAGATACTTACGATAGGCGGGAAAAATTAAATGAAGGTATATCAAAAGATTTACTGATGAGTGTTGGTAAGTCATTAGGATGGCAATTAAATGATGGTAAGGATACTGTGTCCCTTGCTAGATATGCTTTAGGAAAAGAGGTTACAGGCTCAGCATTTTCAAACTACTCATCTATTTCAGAAAGAGATGCTTCGAGAGAAGTTTGGAGCAGAATCATAAATAACATGCCATACTTCTTAAAGAACAAAGGAACTATTAGAGCTATAAAGGGATTAATAAGTGCTTATGGTATTCCTTCAACTATTTTAAGGGTTAAGGAATATGGTGGTCCTGATTTACCGGATGATGCTACTCCACAATTTGAAATAAAAAGAAAGTTTACAAAGTCTTTAGATTTCAGAAGTTCTCAATATATACAAACTATTTGGTCTGATGATTCTTCAACCAATAGGAAACCTGATACTATTGAGTTTAGATTTAAATCTCCTACTAGTAGAAACCAAGTATTAGTTGAAAAAACATCAACAGAAACTAATAATGTATCTTCTAGCTTTTACATAAACTTAAAGGATAACGGTTCTACAGATGATTATGGTTTCGTAGCATTTCAAATAAGCGGGTCTGATGGAATGAAAGAAATATCATCTTCTAATTTTCCTGTATATGATAACGAATTTCACTCTGTTATGGTTCGTAGAGTATCTGGTAGTGATAATAGAAATGTATCCCAATCATTTGAATTGTCAGTTGGAAAATATGATGCTAGTAGAAGCAAAATACATTTATACTCAACATCCACTTTACATACTGATATAGTTGCTTCCTCATCTTACAATCAAAATTGGGAAAATGATGGAACAATTTCCATAGGAGGAACTGGAACTGTCGGTGGTTATATTCAATTTAGTGGTTCATTGATGGAGTATAGACATTGGACTGAGGTTTTGAATACCGGATCATTTAAGAATCATATTGGAAATCCAAAAGCTTTTGATGGAAATACAATTTCATCCTCATATAATAATTTAGTATTAAGATATTCTTTTGATGATAATAAAGATCTAAGTACAGATACGGATGGTATTCGTGATGTTAGTGCAAACACAACAAATGCTTATTCTGGTTCACATCACAACTTTACGGGTAATCTATTTAAAAATGTAACGGATGAAACTAAAACTAACATACCAAGCATCGGTGGATTGCGTAGGGTTACAAATAAGGTTAGGATAGAAGAAAACAAAATGTTTCCATTAGCTAATTTGAGTCGTGTAAATAGAGCTACAATTAGCGCTTATGATACTGCCCCTACAGATTCAAATAAGGTTGGTGTATTTTTTGCACCAACAGATGTTATAAATAATGACATAATAGAATCGGTAGCTAATTTAAATTTTGATCAGTATTTAGGTGATCCAAGGGATTTACAAAAATTAAGTTATCGTGGATTAAAAAATATATCGGATAAATATTGGCAAAAGTATACATCACCAAATAATTTTTGGGATTACATAAGGTTAATAAAATATTACGATCAATCTTTATTTCCACAGGTTAGGAAAATGATACCTGCTAGAGCAAAACCAAATTTAGGTATTTTAATAGAACCGAATATATTTGAAAGACCAAAAACAATTATTGGTAAAACTCCAACCTTTACGGAACACCATTATAGTTCCTCAATAGATGTTTCTACAGATTTTATTGTAATTACAGGATCTTATAACCATGGAAAACATAGAGTTACTAAATTTACATCATATGATGCTAGAATTGATATGTATAGTTACGAAACAGGATCTTCCTTTATTTCTTCAAGCGGTGAATTTGCAAAAATGAATTTTTCAGCAAGCATAACTGAGGTTTCGGATAGACAAACAGGGTTATCAATCTGGCAAAAATTAAAGCAAAGTGGGGAATATTCTAATGTTACGATGTCTTTTGGTGATTTTAATTATAATGAAGCATTACAACCTGTAATAAGTGGTTCTAGAATTAGAGGCAATAATCAAAAATTAATGAAATTCTATTCAAGCTCTTTTGATGTGTCACTTACATCTCCTGATGAGGCTATTGTAAGTTCTTCACGAGATATATTTTACTCATCTTCTTTTCATCATGTAGATATTGATAACCTAGCCTTTGAGAGTCAAGCTTTAACTAATCTATATTATGATGGATGTAAACAAACAATAAAAACAACAACGGATAGATTGCCGCCGGTTCAGTTTAGATTAACATCCCCAACAAAGCTTGTCAAAAAAGATGTTGGTGATTCTACATTAGATACGGGTGAAGGAAAAGTTGCTAAATTTAAAACTAAAAATAAGAAGGTAAAGGGTGGTAAGAGTAAAGCTGATGATATAGCTAAGAAAGCTGTTTCTAAAGATGACGCAGTTCAAAAAGCTGTTGATATGAAGGGTGGTCCTTTAACAAAGGAAGAATCTGAAAAGGTTATTGGGGCATATGAAAAGGAGTCAGGAACTAAACCAACAACCAGCAAAGGTGGTTATGGTGGAGGAACTTCTCCTAAAACCTCAGGAAAGGTAGAGCCGGCTGGTAATAAGGATTATTCAGGAAAATCCGGAGTAGATAATGAGGGTGGTGGAAAGGAAACCAAAAAAGGTACAGGCGGTACAAAAGGTGGTGATGAAGATAAAGGTGGAAGCAAAGGTGGAGGAAAGTAAGAATATTTTAATAAAAATTTGATTATTCTATATTTATATATGAATCAAATTATAAAATCCAAACATATAAATTAGGAGTTATCTTATGGGATTTCTAAATAACACAACAGTAACCGTTGATGCTATTTTGACTAAAAAGGGTCGAGAGTTATTAGCACAGGGTACTAACGCATTTAATATAACAAAATTTGCACTAGCTGATGATGAAATAGATTATAGATTGTATGATACATCACATCCAAATGGTACTGATTTTTATGGGGCAGTTTTAGAAAATATGCCTTTATTAGAAGCTTTTCCTGATGAAAATCATATTATGAGATACAAATTAATTACTCTTCCGAAGAGTACACAAAAAATGCCTGTTCTTACAGTGCAGCCGGAATCGGTAACTTTTTCAGCAGGTGGTGGATTGAATCAACCAAGTGTTACGATAAACCCAACAACTGCTAATATATCGGATACATCTTATACATTTATATTACATAATCAAAGTGTTGCAACGATGACTGTAGCTACACCAGCTGGTGGTGGTGGAAGCACAGGTGCTACAACACCATTCTTTTTAGGTGAGGATGATGTTCCAAATAGTAAAACATTAGTAGCTGCAAGTGTTAGTGTCGGAGTAATTCCATTAGCGGCTAGTGCTACAAGCACAGGAGCTGCCACATCATTAACCATAGTAGGAAATGATACAGGTGCTACGATATCCATAACAGTAACAAACAATGTAGTTCTTACAGGATCTTCCGGTGCTGGAAGTAATTTTTAGGAGTAAAATAATATGGCAATATATAAGCAATTTAACATAGTAGGTCCTGAAAGTCCGGAATCTAGTGATGTAATAACTAATGTAAAGGATGTAGTCTCATCCGGTATGTGGGCTGATGGAGCTGCTACCTTGACTACCTTTTTTACATCATCGGTACAATCTGCTAGTACAGCAGCTCATTACTTAGATGTATATGCTACTAATCCAGCTAGCGATGCGAATGCTAAACCACAATTTTCAGTAACATATGCTCACTTTTTTGGAAGTGGTTCTCTTGGAACAAAAGGATCAACTGGAAATAGAGCTTCTGCTACTATGTACAGACAACTATCGCAAACTTTATTAGGTCCTAACGAAGATAGATTTACTTTTGCGGGAAGCGGACCTCACATCACTCCGGATTATGTATATGCTATATCGATAGCTAGACAACAACTTCGTGAAAAAATGGATCCAGGTAATTGGGAACTACATCTTAGTGGTAGTTTAATTTCATCTTTGGGTGATAATCCTGGTCCTAGTAAGTTTTTAAAATTAATTGACGACAGTGACTCAACAACCGATGCAAAGGTGAATCAAGGTGGTAGAGTATTTAATATTGTTAGTGGTTCTATACAAAGTGGGCAGTCTAATATAAAAACAACAGCTGCTTCTCAGCCAGGTGCTGCTTTTGGATTATTTTATCCTGATTTAGGTATCTTAGTTTTTAACGGACCTATAATGGATGCATCAGCTTCTTTACATCATGGATCAGATCAAGGTGCTGCAGCTAATAGAAATGCTAAAAATACAACTTTAACCTCTAATTTAGAGGGAGGTAATACGGGTAAGTTTTTTGGTGCTATAACCGGATCATTTAGCCCTTACTTTGCTGCTCGTAGAGAAGAGGTAATTACTTCACAACATTATTTCTGTAGAATACCGAATAAACAATTTAACTTTAGTTCAAATCCATCCTTTGCTACGTCATCAGATGGCTCTTTTACTCAACCGACTTTCTTTAAAAATCCAAAAACATTTATAACACAAGTTGGATTGTATAATGATGGTGGGGAATTGTTAGCAATCGCTAAATTAAGCAAACCTCTATTAAAAAATTATTCAAGAGAAGCTATTATCAAAGTCAAATTAGACTTTTAACTTTGGGAGATAAAGGTCATGTTTAAAAGGCTAGACCCAAGTGATGTAGATAAAACACCCTTTAAGGTATATAAGGAGTTTACTGTTACTAATGAGGATAGCGGTAGCGGAATCTATAACTTTAGAGCGGTAAGCGGAAGTCATCGAAATTATAACCCCGTAAATGACGCATCAAGCGTTTATCCATCCGCTAGCTTTTTTCATAGACCTGCATGGTTTCTATTAAATCACAGATATTACAGACAAGCAGGATCGGCTGATGAAAGACCACCTATTTCGCAAGAACCAAAAAATACCTCAGAAGCTGGAGGTCCGTTAGCTAATGCCGGAAGATCTGATACGAGAGGTCAGACAAGCGGCGGTTCAATGAACACCAATGCTCCGGTAAATCCTTATAATAATTTTGCTTCTAATTCACCAAACCAATACAGAAATCTACATGCATCAGCATCTGTGATATCGGTTTCTAAAGATATGTATGGTGAGAGAATAAAACCAAAATCTATACAGATAAAGGATGATAGCACTTCTACCACTGTAAATATAGTGGATGATGGTAATGGTAATTTGTATGATAGCGAATTATCATCAAGCTTTGCTCAGTTTGCTGCTGGTAATTTTGAAGATGTTATGAAATCAACCGGAAGCTTTGCTGGAAACGTGTTTTATGAACAAGGTATATTAGTATTTACAAATACGGGTTCAAAATTTATTGATGTGGGAACGGGTGTATCTTCTGATGGTTATGCATTAACATATAAAGCGCAGGTTACGATAAACGAATATTCATACTTTTGTGTTATAGGAGAAAATGAATATAATGCTACCACAAACATATCAGCTACATTTGAAAAGAGTGGAAGCATAACTGTTTCTGGTTCTGATGCTTGGAGGTTTTTTCCTCCAGGTGATGCTTTATATCAATCAGGTTCATATAAACATTACTACCAACAAGCATCCCAATATGAAGATTTTGTAAATGATGCTGATTTTTCTCCCTATGTGACTAAGGTTGGATTGTATAACGATTTTAATGAATTATTAGCTGTAGGTCAGTTATCATCTCCTATTAAAAATGATAAAGATTTAGCATTAGGATTTGTAGTGAGGTTTGACGCATAATGGGTAAGTTTAAAAAGATGATGGAATCTACTACTACAGGTGGTTCACCTGGTCCTAAGGGTTATACTGCTTTCTTAAAGGAGCCGGATGAATGGGAAGGTAAGAAAAAAAGTCTAGCTTCCTTTTATAAAAAAGCTATGGGTTATTTGTTGGTTGAAAGAGTTGATTATTATGAGATTGCTTTTAATTTGGTTAGAAAATATAAATTAAATTCTAAGATTCAGATGGGCAGCGGTAAAAACTTTGGAGAGTATATTCCTGAAAAGGATATCATAACACTAAGACCATCTTATAAAACCTACAAAGAGTTTTTACTAACCATACTGCATGAAATTAAACATGCATTGGATGCTAAAAGATTAGGTAAAAGAAAATTTATGAAAAAGTATACACAAGCAGGAACAATGGCTCAATATCAAGGACTTGATCCTCACGATGATAATAAATGGGAAGAAAGCGCTGAAAGGTGGGCTGAAAAAGAAATAAAAAAATATATTTGAATAACAGGTTTTAACCTTATATATATTAACAATGTTAACATTCAATTCCATTAAAAAATTCTGATAGATTTTTAATAAAATCTTTATGCCTTGAATTTTTAATGTGTAATTAAGTATTAACAAGTAACAAGTACAAGTATTAATTAACAAGTATTAAGTATTATAAGTAAAAATATGAAATCAAGAAGTGCCAAAAACAAAGGCAAGAGACTTCAAAACAAAGTCAGAGACCTTTTATTAGAATCCTTTACAGACTTAGAGCCCGATGATGTAAAATCAGCAATTATGGGTGAATCAGGCGAAGATATTAAATTATCACCAGCGGCTCGAAAACTAATCCCTTATTCATTTGAATGTAAGAATCAAGAAGCATTGAATATATGGGCATCATTACAACAAGCAGAAGAAAATAGTGGTGATTACGACCCTGTTCTGATATTTAAAAGAAACAGAACTAAAACTTATGCTGTTATTAACATAGAGAAATTTATAGAACTAATAAATGAGTAATATTGTAAATCTACTGAATAGGGTGATTGGAAACAGAGGCAGACTCTTGAAGAAAGCCAATGAATATATGTATTGGTCTCCGTTTACCTCACATCACAAACCCAAACTTCAAATAAACATACAAACACAAAAATGGCATTGTTGGATATCAAACCAAGGTGGTCATAAACTATATCAACTATTTAAAAAATTAAAAGCTAACAAAGAACAATATGATGAGCTTAAAGATATTGTCGGAGAATCCAAATCACTATCATCATTTAAGTCAAAAGTCAAGGAAAAAACATTACATTTACCAAAAGAATTTCATCCACTTTGGAATGGGGGAGATAGCATTATTAAACGCCATGCATTAAGTTATATATCTAAGAGGGGTATGGGTATGGCTGACATTATCAGATACAATATAGGGTATTGTTCTGAGGGTTTATACACCAATCGTATTATAGTGCCGTCATATGATTGTGAAGGCAATATTAATTATTTTGTTGGTAGAGACATTTACAGCGGTGGAATGAAATATAAGAATCCTCCGATATCTAAGGATGTTATTGGATTTGACTTATTTATCAATTGGGATGAGCCGATTGTATTATGTGAGGGTGTTTTTGATGCGATGGCTATAAAAAGAAATGCCATTCCATTATTTGGTAAAACAATACCTAAAAAATTAATGAAAAAAATATACGAAAAACAGGTTAGAACTATATATATATTATTAGATAGTGATGCTATTAAGGATGCAATAAAATTAACTGATAAGTTAATGAAAAATGGTATCAATGTCTATTTTGTAAAGCTTAAAGACGAGGATCCGTCTGATATGGGATTTAAGAAGGTAATCAATCTTATAAAAAAATCAGAGGAAACCTCCTTTTCTGATTTAATAAGGATGAGATTAAATGGTAAACAAAGAAAATATTTGGAAATTTAACGATGAAGAATGGAAGGTTCATGTCGATAATATCTCACTCAGCAAAAAACTTAGTAGTAGCTTTGGTTTGGTACGCTCTACTATATACTATGAAAATGGTAGATTGGATGAGGAAACGGCTTGGGATTTCATCGTTCCAAATAAACAAATAGACAAGGTAAAGAAATTCTTAAAGGATAATACTTGATAAAAGAAAATGTTGTAAAAGTACCTTTTCGTAAACTAAAGCACATACATCATATTTCTGATATTCAAATCAGAAACCTAAAGCGACACGTAGAATATGAAGAAGTGTTTGAACGTACTTACGAAGAAGTAAAAAAACATAAAGACAATGCTGTAGCATATATCGGTGGAGATATTGCTCATTCAAAAACTGAGATGTCGCCTGAATTAGTCGATCAGTTGTCTCGCTTATTTAAGAATCTGGCGGATATATGTCCTACGATAATTATTGCAGGTAATCACGATTGTAACCTAAATAATCTTTCTCGCATGGATGTTCTTACTCCTATCGTAAATAACTTAAAGCACCCTAATCTACATTATCTAAAAGATAGTGGGATATACAAGTGTGCTGATGTAAAGTTCGTTGTTTGGGACGTGTGGGAAAAGGAAGATGACTATATTGAAGCCAAAGATTTTGAAGGTGACACAAAGATAGTTCTCTTTCACGGAACTGTTGATAAATCAGAAACAGATTTAGGTTTCTTTTTACCATCCGATGTTAAGATATCTAAGTTCGGCGGATATGACTTAGGCTTGTTAGGAGATATCCACAAGAGGCAACATTTAAATAAGAAAGAGACTATATCCTATTGTGGTTCTTTGGTTCAACAGAATCACGGAGAAGGACTTTCGCATGGCTATCTATTATGGGATGTTCCAAAAAGAAAATCTAAGTATATAGAAGTCAAAAATGATTATGGTTACTATACATTGGATATAAACAAAGGTGAGTTTCCAGATTGTCCTGATATGCCAAGCAAAGCTCGTTTGAGGGTGAGGGTTTCAGACACTACTCCATCCCAACTTAAAAAAGCTATGAGCGTAATTCATAGTAAGTATAATCTAAAAGAGGTATCCGTAACCAAAACAGATTCATTTGGTTCTATTGAAAAGGTTAGAGGACAGAGAATAGCTGTTGGTAATGTAATGGATACGGGCTATCAGTATGGGCTTATAGAAGAATATCTAAAGACTAATCATTTTGTAGATGAGAATACTCTTATAGATATTAAGAAAATAAACGAAGAACTTAACGACAGATTGCCTGAGGATAACATCAACAGAGGTGTAACTTGGAAGGTTAAGAAGTTAGAGTTCGACAATATGTTTTCTTACGGAGAAGATAATGTAGTTGACTTTACTAAGCTAACAGGCATTGTGGGTATATTTGCACCAAACGCAAGTGGAAAATCATCCCTATTAGATGCTCTCTCATTCTGTTTATTTGATAGATCTTCTCGAGCATATAAAGCTATAAATGTTCTCAATAATAAAAAGACTAATTTTAGCTGCAAGGCTACGATAGAGGTTCAAGGTAAAGAATATATTATTGAAAGAAGAGGTAAGAAAGGTAGGGGTGGTCACGTAAAGGTAAATGTAGATTTCTACACATTTGCTGATGATGGTGAAAAGATATCCCTAAATGGAGACCAAAGAAGAACTACTGATGTAAATATTCGTAAGGTTATTGGAACTTATGATGATTTTATTATGACGGCGCTTTCTCTTCAAACTAACTCAACTGTTTTTATTGATAAGACACAGAAGGAAAGAAAAGATTTGCTGGCACAATTTATGGGAATTGGTGTATTTGACCAACTCTATACATTAGCAGCAGATGAAATACACGATGTAAGTTCTCTTTTAAAATCATTTAAGAAAACTAACTATGATGTTCAGTTAGCAGACATAAAGGATAGTCTTGAAGAGAATAAATCAGATTTTAAAAATCTTAGTAGTGTAAAAAGAGAGTTTGTTAAAGATAAGAAAGAAGAAGATAAGAGAATAATAGACCTAACCAAACAACTCAGAAAAGTAGATGAAACTGCTGATAGCATAAGCGAATTGGAAGAAAGAAAAGCTGAACTAACAAATTCATTGGATAGCATTGATGAAAGGGTTGGTGAGATAGCAACTCTATCCAAGCAATTCTCTGTAGAAGAAACCGAACTAAATGAGAAAATAAACATCTTTATTGAAAATGAGGTGGATAAAAAATTTGCTCAATTAGAACAATACTCAGATGAAAAATCAAATAATCAAATTGAAATCGATAAGCTCAAAATAGAGGTTAAGAATAAGTTAGATAAGATTGAAAAGCTTGGTGATTTAGAATACGATCCTAATTGTAATTTCTGTATGAAAAATCCATTTACCATAGATGCTATGGATACTAAAAAGAAACTAAATGACGATAAGTTATTAGCTAATCAGTTTGTCAAAAAATCTGATAGTTTGGATACCATAATAAACGGTTTATCTCACATAAAATCACACAAGACTCAGATGGATGAATCAATTCAAAATCTTAGCTTGCTTGCAACCAATGTTAGTAAATTAGATAGTGAGCAAAAGCTAACCACAGAAAAAAGAAAAAATCTAATAAGTCAATTAGCTATAATTGAGGATAAAATTAATATCTACCACGAACAAAAGAAAGATATTATTTTTAATAAAGTTACTCAAAAAGAAATAGATGATGCACAGAGAGATTCTGGTGATTTAGAAACTAAAATTGATGAGCTTGATTTAAAGATAAATTCTTTAAATGGTGCGATTAAGGTATTAGAAACCAATCGTGAAAACATAATGGCTAGTATAGATAAGGTTGAGGAGTTAGAGGATAAACATGCGGCTTATCAGTATTATATGGATGCTATTAAACGTGATGGTGTTCCATATGAATTGATATCTAAAGCACTTCCAACAATTGAGGGTGCTATAAATGATATACTTGCTCAGATAGTAGATTTCTCTATGATATTAGAAATGGATGGTAAGAATATTAATTGTTATATAGTATATGATGATGATAATGTCTGGCCTCTTGAACTGAGTAGTGGTATGGAAAGATTCATATCTTCATTAGCTATGCGTGTAGGATTGATAAATGTATCTAATTTACCAGCTGCTAACTTCTTAGCTATTGATGAGGGTTGGGGTACAATGGATTCGGATAATCTAAATTCTGTTTATAATCTATTTCAATATCTAAAATCACAATTTCAATTTACAATGATTGTTTCTCATATAGATTCTATGAGAGATGCTGTGGATACCCTATTAGAAATTAAGAAAGAGAATAACTTTAGTAATGTTTCTTTTGACTAGAAAGTAAATTTTTAGGCTTTCTAACCTCTCTTTTTAATTTTAAAATATGTTGATTAAGCACCGCTGACATTGTGGTGCTTTCTTCATTTACATAATTTCTAAACCATTTTATTAAATTCTCATCAATTGTGAAAGAAACTTTCTTTTTCATACCGATAATCTCCATACATTATATATATTAAATATACAAAAAATGTTATTTTTTAATATTTATTAAAGAATAATCTAAAGGAAAATTATGGCGATAGTCAAAAAATTTAATGAATTATTAGATTTAGAAGAAATAGATGTTCTGATTGATGAAACAGGCGAATCCAGACACATAACAATATCAGATTTACCTGAGAGCGTTCCTCAAGGTAGAAGTTCATTTTTGGTAGAAACTTCACCTTATATGAAAGAAGGAACGGAACTTCAAATGGATTTTATAGACTCTGAGGGTGAGAGTATATACTTAGAGCCTGTATCTGATTATTTAGAAGGAACTGCTAGAAGAGTATCGATGGAAATATATGAAGATACTGCGCCTGGAATTGCTACACTAATTATAGTAGGTGAATTAGAAAGCGTACCTGATGGTCCTAGTATATTCGCCGATTCTACACCCGTTCCTACAGAATTTGAAGGGCATTATAATTTAAGATTAACCAAACAGGTTATAATAAATTCAACAGCAGTAAATACACAACCAATTAAATTTTTTACACAACCTAGAATAAGAGTTTTTGAAGATAGAAAAGGAACTATGAGTCAAACAGCACTCACTGCAGTAAGCGGTGGTTTTGTTACTAGTTCTAGATTTAATGTTGAGGGTCTTTCAATAGATCAAAACTTACTATTTCAACCATATGGTGAAATAGATGAAGAGCTTACACAAGGTAGTTTATCTGATGATGGTCAAGAAGCACCTAAGCCATCTAAAAAGAAAAATGTACAAGCTTATGTTGAAAGTAAAAAAGTAAAAAATAAAAAAGGATTAAGAAAAAATAGTGCAGAAAAAAGATCTGGTATTGTAACTAAAAAAAATTCACCAATAAGTTTTCCATATCAATTAAAAATCGCAGATTTTGATGGAGATGAAACTTTTAGATTTAACACAAAGCATATAGGTGGAACAGTACACTTTTACACAGCATCATCTGCCGGTAATATTACAACTGTGGATGGGGATGGTAATACTGTAGGGCAAAATCTTTTTAGTAATTCCAATTTTTATCCGGAAGAGGCTATGCAAATCGCCGGTTTAAACGAAACTCCAACATTTGACACCACAAAAGAAATAGGATTAGAAAATCAATCACCTACCCATTACACAGCTTCTATTGTAGATTTAGTAAATGAACAAACTGCTTTGGTAGAATTACCATTTACAAATAAAAATGAAAATGGTGATAATATTATTTTACCAATATTTGGACAGGGAGAAATATTTTTCGAATCACTACCAACCGGTTCGTATTCAAATAGTAATCTAATATCATATGCTGATGTCAGGTTGAGCTTAATGAGAACATTTTCAGGCGATGTTCATAAGGTAAAGGTTTATGCAAAGAGTGAGGGTGGATTTGATGACTATTCTTTACTAGCAGAAGTTCCTTTAGAGGGAAAGGAATTATTAGTAGACGATGCATCGGTTGGTATGGGTGAGAGAACAGGTTATGTAATAAAACAATCTGAAATAAATCAATATTGGCATTGTTCGGGAAGTGGAAATGGAATATTAGGACCTTCGGATGGTGATTTTTCCGCTACAGCATCGTATAACAATTCAGTATTATTAGATGCTATACAACTATCAGGTAGTAACAGAGCTATTGATCCTCAAAATCACATAAAATTTCAATTAAGAGATGAATATGACTTTGATATGAAACCAGGAATAGATTATACTCTATCAGCCAATATTGTCGGTGATGTTGCATTATCCGATGGCGCTCTCCTTATGGTTTACATTTCAGGCTCATCAATGAATCAAAAAAGCGATTTACATCACAATAAATTTACGGATGCAGATATTGAAGAACCGAATATTTATGGGAAAAGATTAGGGATATTAGAGGTAGATCCAGCTGATGAGAATCAAACTGATTTTGGTTTGGTTACATCAAATTTTACTCCTGATATTAGTGGTAGCGGTGTTTTACAATTTAGAGCGGTTTCAGGTAAATGGTATATCTCTGATATGTCAATCCAACCAGCATCGGATACAGGTTTTTCACCTAATTTTTTTGAATTTAGACAAGAGATGCCTTCTCATCTACAACAAAAAAGACCCGATACATTTGAATTTTTAGTTGAATTTTATGATATAAATAATAATATATCCGATACTGTTGTTTATCAACCAGGAGTTACATTTCAAGGAACTAACTTAACGATAACAGGTGCTGATAATAATATTTCAGGTGATATTTTTATTGGTGGAGAAAGCACCTCTAGCGGAATACATATAGGCGGGGTTGAATCAACATTACCTGAAACAGGTGAGGCTGGTGCTGAAGGGTCTGGCTTTATAAGATCGGTGGGTTATATGGGATTCACAAGCGCATCAGGACATGGTGGAACTCAACCGGTTAGTGGTTCACCTGGCTTTATGTTCTTTAGCGGCTCTGTTTTACCCAATAGTGGAGATGATTACAAAGGTATAGGTTTTGAGATAGCAGGACCCAGCGGTTCATTTAAATTTAGAACGGATCCGAATGTCTTTGAGGTAAAAGCTGACACTTTTTTTGTAGGTAAAGAATCACAAGATCCAGCCAAACCAGGTCAATTTATAAGTGGTTCTAAGGGAAATATAGAGATAAGTTCTTCATTGTTTCATTTAGATCCTGGATTTAATGATGGCGCCGGAAGGTTGATAATCGGTGCGGGGACTCAGATAAACGCGACCTTATCCGTAAATAGATTACTTCTTCCAGCTTCGATTATGGGTAATGCTTCCAGCGGTAGTGGTGCAAACACAAATGCATCAGCATCCATAGATGAAGGAGGATTTGCTAAGTTTACATCAGCTTCAATTGGTGGTTTGGTAGTTGATGAGGTTGGTATACACAGTAGTACAAAATCTCTTGTAATTAGCCAATCAGGACAATTTACAGGATCTGCTATATTATTAGGTGATAAGGCTAACAATAAATACTTACAATTTGCTGATAACACATTGACTGTCAGAGGAGACTTAGGTGTAGATCAACTTCTTTTACCGGCAACAATAGGGGGAAATCCAGCTAGTGGAAGTGGTGCAAATACAAACGCATCATCAAGCCTTGATAGTTCAGGATATCTAAAAACAGTCTCAGCTTCAATTGGCGGTTGGTTGGTAGGAGAGGATGAAATAAGAGGTGGAAATCTTATATTAGGTAAGAGTGGCTTTATACAATCATCCGATTACGCTTTTGAAAGGTCTGGGTTTATAATAACAAATGCTCTAAACGGATATGCCGAGTTTGAAAACGCAAGAATAAGGGGAACTTTAGCAACAACTACCTTTGAAAAAGAAAGTGTTAATGCTGTCGGTGGTCAGATGTTTGTTGCAAATTCAACAGCACTTAGTGGTTCAGAGGTTAGGTCATCAGAAGTTTCTATGTCATTAAAAAATGTCAGCGGATTTACAAAAGATGAGATACTTTTAATTAAAAAGGTTAGCGACACAGGATTTAATACAGAGTATGCTAAGGTTATATCATCATCTAGATTTGCGGGTGGTGGGGATAGTGATCCTGATGGATTAGCTGGTAATTTATTTTTACAGAGAGGTCATGGATTTTACACAAGATCAAGTAGTATTTACTATGGTGGTCAGGGAGAAGGCGCTTCTGCTAACACATTACAGACTTGGCAAAATAAACCAAGCGGTGAACTACTTCCTTTAAAATTTTCTACGGGAAGTAGATATGGTGTTTCTTCTTTTAGATTAGGAAATACAGGTTACCTTTATTCTACCGGATCAGATTCATCCGGATCTCTTGTTGTAGGAAACCAATCTGTTTCAGCATCTTTACACGTTCACCTAACCGGCTCTGTTATTCAGGTTGGAGATGGAACGAGCTTGTCGTTACGGATGTTTCCTCATCATAACTCATCATCAGCTTTATTAGAGGAACATCCATTTTGGAAAACTGCTAATGGAGCTGTAAAAATTGATCGTGACTTTTACTTTACATCCTCTGCTGCTAATTTTACGGGAGCCGGTGAAAAAAGGGGTAAGAGGGTAGGTTTAGGAATTTTTGGAGTAACCGATAGTACAAATGATAGTCAATTAAGATTAAGGGTAACCGCTTCAGTTGACCGTGCTACGATTGAAAGCGTACAATTAGGAGCTAGTGGTTCTGTTGGAGATCCGATAGGAGGACCTGATGAATATAAAGAGGGGCAGGTTGTTGTTAGTACCGGTAGGTATATTAGCGGAACAGGTAGTGATACTGTAGGAAGCGGTTACATAAGACTGAATGCTAATCCAAAAAATGCTGCGACACCTTATATGGACATTGTTGAGAGGACTGGTAGCGGTATATACGATGTTGATTTAAAGGTTAGGTTAGGAGACTTAACAGGCCTAACAACCGCTGAGGTTGGTGATAATCCTAGATTTGGATTATTTACGGAAAACGCATTCCTAACAAATCAGGTTGTTGTGGGAACACTAGCAACCGAACACATTAAGATAGATGGCACTAGTATGTTATTTAAGGATGGTAGCAACACACAGGCTGAACTAAGAGGAACTACCTGGACTTTGGGTGGGGCGCATGGCACCACAGATGATGTGGTTGTAATAGCACCAACCGCCGGCGTAAAGATACACGATAGTTCAACAAACTTTGTGCAGGTTGATTCCAATGGATTATTCATACACTCAGGAAACGCTTCCAATCCATCGGCGCACTTTAGCGGTGAGGTAGAATTATACGCTAATGGTGGAACTGATAGAACAGTTCATATAACTCAACACGGAATAAACATAGGACCCTCAGCCACAGGTCCGAGCTCAGCTAACACTCCGAACGCAGTTGCTGGAAATATCAGCGCTCATGCACAGGGTGTTAGGATATACGGAACTGCAACAGATGATTATGTGGATGTTAAATCCGATGGTTTTGATGTTGTGGCCGCAAACAAAACTCAAGCCTCATTCGGCGCAACGACAAAGATAGGTGTTGATGAGAATGATTCAACCTTTGTTCAGATAGACAGCGATTCGGTTGATATAATAGAGGATGTAGGTGGAACGAATGCTACAGTAGCATCATTTGGAGTCACAACTGTTATCGGAGAGGTTGGAAGCAGTAAGAATAACATTCAACTTACATCTGGTGCTATTAATTTTAGAAACAATACCGATACTCTTCTTACAATATCTGCAGATGGTCAGAGTATATCAGGTGAGAACTTCATAATTCAAAAAACATCAGTATTTGGAAGCGGTTTAGACCAACATCCCTCAGGCACAATAACTCTCAGCACCGGAACAGGTGGTTCAGCAATAACATCGAATTTTGATTCTAATATAACTCTAATAACCAACACAGGCGCTGATACTTGGACACTCCAAACAGATGCTCATATGAGAAATCTTACAATTCCAGATACCGTAACCCTCAAAACAAATGGTTTTAGGTTATTTGTAAAGGATACATTAACGGTTGCTGATGGTGGAACTATTGATAATGGTGGTTCTGTTGGTTCGAATGGTACTATAGGAAATTTCTCGGGCGGTAATGTTGCAGGCGGAGCTGGTGGAGCTGGGGGAGCTGGTAATAATCTCTCAGCTGGAACTACTGGTCAAGCCGGTGCTAATGGTTCAAACAGCGGTGCTTCCAATCAACCGGAGGGCGGCGGCGGAGGCGGCGGCGGAGGCGGAGGTGGAATAGTTTTTATATCCGCAAGGGTTATCACCGGTGATGGAGATATATTTGCAAAGGGTGGTAATGGTGGTACTGGTGGAGCCGGAGTATACAAAAATCAAGTAACGAATGCTGCTGGTGGAGCTGGCGGTACGCTTGCAACTT